TGAGCACGGGCGACCAAAACAGCGACGTGCGACAAAGGCAGGCCATTTTGGCTGGGGCGGACAAAGCGGCCGCCCAAGGAGATGACCTCATCGGAGCAGGGGACATGTGCCCCGTCCGTATAGCTAAGTGTGGCACCCTGGTGAAGGAGATGACCACGTCCCCCAAGGACGGGCCCGTCAACATAACTAGCCACTGTTTCGTGCGTGGTCCTGATGGGAGGTGGTCCGCCACCTTCAATAATTTTGACAAGCTCATGGCGCACGTTGATTTACGACGTTCCCCCGGCTTGCCCCCGAAGGACGACGTTATAAGGGGTGTTATGACGGTTCTCCGCCACACCCCCGACGCCGAGAAGAAGGCCCGCGCCATCTTCAAGGAGTTGGGGTGGAACCACACTTTGGTTGGCGGTGGGGATCCTGAGCTTTTCGACGACCTCTTCTGAGGCGTTACCCAGCGGTAAAGTCCCTCCGTGGGGCCCCGGGCGCCAAGACACGCCAAAGAGCGCGTGTGTTTCACCTTCGTGCGTTCATCGCACCCTAGTCCGGTCTTGTGGCCGGGTATTTCTCTTGCGTGCTTCGGCACCCCTAGTCCGGTCTTGTGGCCGGGACATTTCTCTTGTGTGCTTCGGCACCTTTTATTTAAACGTGCGCCCTTGGGTGCATTATTATAATCCGTTGCTTGATCTTAGCCTTATATGGCGAATCCTCCGAAGAAGGGCTTGCGCTCTTCTACGAAGTTGAAGAAGAAGAAGCAACCTCCTGCTAAAGGCAAGTCTTCTAAACCTTCCTCTGCCTCTAGCAAGTCTTCTGTCAAGAAGACGGGAAAGCTTAAGTCGAAGGCGCGTCCCAACCTAATGGACGCTGACCATCCTGGGCTTATTCCCACGGTCTTAAGCCAAGGCAACGCCTTCGCCATTTCAGGAGTTGTGCGGCAAGAGCTTGCGCTCACTACCACCGACACCGTCATATATTGCATTACCAATACAGGGCGGTCCGGTACTGTAGCGGTGCGCATGTCTAACAACACGACGACCCCGTCGACTGCCGCGTATACAATTCCGACTTTGTCGACAGCGGACGACGTCGGTGGCCCCACCTCCGGTCGCGCTATGAAGTGCACCGTTGAGATTGTGAACGTCTCGGCCCCTCTTTACATGGGAGGCCGCGTGTACGTTCTCAGGGCACACCAGCGCGTCCCCTTGTTGGCGGATCCAACGGTGATGACCATAGCTCAGCAATCGGCGCTTATAGATTCTATCAAGAGCCACCCCGACTGTCGATCCTATGCGGGCACTGACTTTGTCAAGCCCTTCAGGTGTCATTCAGAGGTGGTGGATCATGATAACTATACCGGGTACGGCGAGTGGAAGGGGACTGACACAGTCACCAATTTCATGGCCCATTCATCTATCTGGCCAGGGTTGGACCCTTTGGTCCGGCCCATGTCAGCTACATGGATTATATTCCAGCGTCCGGCGGCGAACCAGGATTACACGATGTCCTTTAAGGCATCGTTTTATACCAGGTGGCCGCTGAACACTGTTCCCGGCTCGCGTCAGACACCAGTTCCCACCGCTCCTGCTCACATTGTGAACGCGGCCACCATGGTCCGCGAAAGGATAGGTGGTGGTGTCGGCTGATCCCCACGCCAGCACATGGCCACGGCCTACGCCACTCCAGGCGGCATCCATCGGGTCGGCAACGTACTATACGTTGCGGGCACCAGACCAGGTCTCACCAAAGACTTTGCTTCTGACGCCCTTGATGACTTGATGTTGCCACTGGGCTTGGTGACGCATACCACCCGGTACCGCGATCTAGCCAAGGTGGCGCGGCCTGGCGATGTGCTGGTAGGGCATAGTCTGGGCGGAGCAGTAGTAGACCAGTATGCCCGAGAGCATGGGAACAAGTACCGTGTTTACGGCGCCCCCTTAGTCTCATGGCGCAAGAATCCCAATCACGTGTCCAACGGATTGGATCCTATAGCCGTGTTTGACAGGGGAGCCGTGCACGCGTCAATGTACCCGTCGCACTCGAGCTACTCCTATGAGCCTCCCCCCTAGACAAGAAGGTTTCGTGACACCGCGCCCGCGTTTGATGGGCGTAGTGCGGCTTGGAAGGCCGCCGCGTGTGTGTCCCCCGGATGGGCCTTCAGATTCGTCTGACTGGTCCTGAT